CGCAGAAGCGTTCGAAGGAGCTGGGACGTAAGGTCGTAGTCTTCTACAGCATCTACGGCGGGAAGCTGGCTGGCATCTTCACGCAGTCGCTGTGTCGTGAGCTGTTCTTCGAGTCGCTCAAGGAGCTGAGGCAGTTGTTCCACAAGCATGCTGTGAAGAATGCAGTGATCTGTGGACAGTTCCACGATGAACTCAACGTGGACTGGTGGCCGGAAGAGTACGGCTACACCAAGGAGTTCATCAAGAGTCTGATGCAGGAAGCGATGAGCAAGGCGCGCTACCTCAAGGACTTCCCGCTGGCCGTGGAAATCAACTCCGCGTTCAGGTACATCAAGTAGGCTACCGGGGTCTGAGATTGGGAGGGACTCTCTCAGGCCCCGGTCTAACAAGGAGTGGCGATGCAAGAAGAGTATGGGAGTCCAACAGCTAGGATCATTGGCTGGGCACTCGTCATCGGCTGTGGAAGCATGCTCATAGTACTGCTCATTATTGGAGCAGTATTCTGGGCAGTAACAGGAGAGATCTAATGCAAGTAACACTGATTGGGATCGATCCTGGTATCAGAGATACCGGGATCGTGGCTATACACCTGGACACGCTTCGCCAGCAGTGGCGAGTCACGACACAGGTGTGGAGCGATGTGACGAAGCTCGACAAGCAGTCGTTGGTGATCGACACCTACTTCCTCGACGAGCTGACAGCGTTCGTGGACCATGAGAACATGGAGAACAAGGCAACGTTCGTTGGTATCGAAGGGTACCGTCAGCGTGGCAATGACATTCGTCAGGATCAGAAGATGCTCGGCCTCGTGCAGAGCATCCACGGCACGCTCAAGGGAAGCTACATCGTGGACAACACGGGTATCAAGAACGTTGTGACTGAGCCCATGCTGAAGCTGTTCCAGGTAAACAAGTTCCCTGCAACGCACCACGCTGACCTCAAGTCGGCAGCGAGGGTAGCACTCAAGTTGGGTATCAACAACGACGTACTCAACAGGATCCTCTCGGACTTCGTGCGAGATAACCTGGACGGATCGAAATGGTCGCTCAGCTCTTTCGAGACACTGTAGAGTTCACACCCGCTCCTCGTGAGGAGTGGATGGACGATGCCGCGTGTCTGTGGTACCCCAAGGATTACTTCTTCCCGGAGAAGAGGTCCGATCAGAAGCAGGCTATCGAGGTCTGTGACCGTTGCGATGTCAAGATCAAGTGTCTGGTCTTCGCAATGAAGGCTGAGGCCGTCAAGGACGGCTCGAAGCGCACAGGTATCTTCGGTGGTAAGACCCCCAAGGAGCGCGAGAATCTACAAAAAATTCTCGACGCAAGAATCAAGGAGATGGAGAAAGCAAATGGCTGAGAATGACTTCGGCTTCGCACCCAAGCAGTGCTTGGAAGAGGACAACCACGTGGCGCACCCGCACAAGTGGAAGGACATGCTGTACTGGTGTGAGGGCGTGGATGAGAGCCTGGCTCGAATCCTGACCGACAGCCGCAAGGAGCTGTACGGGGACCCGGTCGAGAACATGCATGGTGTCGCGGTCATGTGGAACGCGTACCTGCAGGGTCGTCCGATCCAGGCGTGGGACGTGCCGATCATGCACATCCTCAACAAGATCCATCGGCTGGGTACGAGCCCTGACTACGGCGACCATTCGGACGACGTGGACGGGTACATGGACCTGTTCCGTCAGGTCATCGAAGCAACCTTCCCGCAGGGCATGATCAAGGCTCGGACCACTGACGAGTACTGGGTGAAGAAGCACCCAGCTCAGACGCAGCAGGAGGACAAGGTCAACGACGCCTCGTCGGACTGGTACGAGAAGCACGGCGCTGTTCCGGTCGAGCACATGGGTCAGGCCAAGGATGAGGGCTCCCTCATCGACGCGTGGTCTCGGGGTGGCACGCCTCACGAGGACTTGACGGGCAAGGTCCAGACCATACGTGATGGCAAGATCGTCTACGAGGACCCTGCTCAGGGGCGTGGCATCGTTCCGCCGTACATCGAGCGGAAGATCGAGGACCACATTCAGAAGGTCAACGAGGAGATCATCGCGTCGGCTGGGCCTGACACGCAGGCACCCATCGACTGGGGCATCGAGCCGCCGAGCCTCAAGAGGGTAGGCGACGAGTGATCGCCAAGGATCTGATCGAGTTCCTGCAGTGGTTGCTGGACCAGGGCTACACCCTCGCTCGTGAGGACGAGTTCGGGGTGTTGTACTGGCCCAACGTCCCGCACGACGGGTTGGCCGTGCAGTACCTCAGTGAGAGGAACAACCATGATTAGCTGGCTGGAGAGCGAGGAGCTCTTCCGTACCGCCGATCCGACCTTCAAGAAGTGGAGCGACGGTCAGACCGAGGCGTACTACAAGTGGGACGCTGGTCTGGACCGGATGCTGATCTTCTTTCCGACGGGCAAGGGTAAGACCAAGACTGGTCTTGCCCTGCTCGCGGCAAGAGGGATCACGAAGGCTGTGGTCATCGCTCCGCTCAAGGTTCAGGACGACTGGAAGCGGGATGCTGCAGTACTGGGTATCTCGGTTCGGGTCGACACGGTGGAGAAGTTCAGGCTGAACGCCACTCAGTACCAGAAGGGTGTGCCGATCGTAGTGGACGAGGCTCACAAACTCGGTGGCCACACGGCTATCGGGTGGAAGAAGCTCAACCGCATGGCGGTTACGCTTGGAGCTCCAATCATCTTGATGTCGGCAACACCGAACTACAACGATGAGGAGCGAGTGTTCTGTATGACTGCGATCATGGACGAGCAGCCGAACAGGAACTTCCTGCAGTGGGTCATCGACAACTGCATCACCAAGCCGAACTACTTCTCGAAGATTCCAGACGTGCTGGGGTTCAAGGGATACGACGGTGCGCTGGACTTCCTGGTCCAGCAGCCCTGGACGGCGTTCATCGAGGACGACGCGACGTGGAAGGCGGTGAAGTTCAAGCTGCCTGCGCAGACCGACACGGTCTTTGAGGACTATGGCTATGACGCCGTGACTCACAGGATCATGAACTCGGACATGGAGAAGCGCCACCGCCGTGTGAACAAGGCGTTCATCGATGATCGTGGAATGATCAGGGATGACATCTGGGATGAGGTTCTCGCGGTAGCGTGGGGCTACACCAACTACGAGCGGTGGTTGATCTTCTGCAACCACAAGACAGTGGCAGAGGCACTGTACAAGACCTTCCAGGTGCACATGCATGATGAGACATGGCTCATCACAGGTGCTACCAAGGAAGATGAGGTTGAACGCAGTAAGCAGGCGTTCATCCGATCAGACAGAGGTGTGCTCATCGGCACGAGTACTCTGGCTGAGGGAGTGGACGGGCTGGACAAGACCTGTCAAGCCTTGCTAATCCTGGACGACATTGTTGGTGATCCCAGCAAGCGTCGTCAGTTGATCGGTCGTATTCTCCCTCGTGGAGCAGACGACAAGATCGAACGTCTAGTAGTCACAGCAACCTTCTAGTAACCAGACGCGACAAGCATACAAAACTCACCCACGACGCTGGAAGAAGCGGTATAATGGCTACATCGGAAGAGAACAAGAGCAGGCTCGAAGAAGAGATCGTGAAAGCAACTAGTCGTTACGACGCGGACGTTGCCATGCTGAAGGTCAAGGCCTTCCTCGCTCTTCAGAACGGTTCTCAGGACTAGCAGAAACGGGGGACCGGTTGGCGACCGGTCCCCCACACTCCCCACGAAGAGAGATTGGATCTATTATGGCACGGAGGGCGACTCCGCAGGAGCTCGCAGACACTGCAGAAGGATTTGCAGTAGGCCAGAACGTAGTGGAATACAGAGGACAGCTCTATCGTCCTGTAGACTTCCGTACTATGGCCATGAATCCCACTAGTCCTGAAGTTACAGTGTGGATTACGATCGAGCCTTTGGAGCTCGAGATCATTGCCAACGGCATGGGCATAACGTTCGAGTCGGATGGACAGTTCAGATCATTCAGGTACATGGTCAAGCAGCACTCACGGAGGCACGTGGCTCCGATGAAGCACCTGCTGGTCAGGTGTGCTGACGATCAGGTGAGACTGCTCAACGACCTGGGACAGCTGGAGCCAGTGACAGGGTCGTTCGTCCCGAACTTCCTGAACGTACCGTACGATCCAGACAGCCCGCTGGTAGACGAGCTGTGGGGTTACATCAGTGAGTGGACCGGAGGCGAGGAGCAAGCGCACTCGCTCCTGAACCATATCTCGACGTGTCTCCAGCCGTCATGGTCGGCGAGCCGGTACGTGCTGCTGATTGGAGAAGGGAAGAACGGTAAGAGTACTCTGCTGAAGATGATCGATGCTCTCGTGGGAGCGCAGAACATCAGCGGTGTGACTCGGCAGGACATGGCTGCCAAGAGTACAGCGATCGCTGACCTGAACGGTAAGCTCCTGAACATCATCTTCGATGGTCCGAAGGAGTTCCTGAAGGACAACTCGACGGAGAAGACTCTGGTAGTGGGCGAGCGCATCAGCGTGAAGTTGCTGTACGAGTCATTCCACACGACGGTGCAGACGAACGCACTGTTCATCGAGGGTTTACAGACTGAGCCACACGTAGCGGACAAGAGTCCCGCACTCCAGAAGCGTCTGGCGCGGTTCTACTTTCCGAACGTGTACGAGGAGGATCTGACGTTTGAGGCCAAGATGCTGGAGCGTCCGATGCTGGCTGCTCTGCTGGCTCTGCTGCTCAAGCACTGGGTGACGAAGGCAGAGAAGGCAGAGAAGCTCCGGCTCACGGCGGAGTCTCTGGACCTCCAGATGGAGGCTGTCAAGCAGGGAAGCCCTGTGCTGAGGTTCCTGGAGGACACAGCAGAGAGGGACCCGCAGTTCCTGCACACGATCCTGAACGGGCAGATGCTCCGGGACACGTTCTACGTGTCGTTCAAGCCGTGGTTGGAAGACAACGGCTACAAGAACACCGAGAAGGGGTTCTTGGATCAGCTCATGAAGGAGCAGTTCGACATGAGCAACAGCATGAAGCTGGCTCCTGGCAAGTACACCACGCGTTGGCACATCAAGGGCGTCAAGACCGATGCGCTCAACGTTATCAACCATCTCCTAGGAACGGAGACAGACGTAGAAGTCTTGGAAGGAGACTGATATGCAATGGTTTGAAGAGAACGACCAGTACCAAATGGTGAAGTCGATTCCTGACCAGTTCAACTACAACAGGCTGAGTCTGGTCAAGGTCTACCCCTCGGGAAAGACCCAGCCTGGGTGGGGAGCTAAGGACTTCGTGGCCAATCAGGAGAAGGGGTACTTCGATCCTGCGAAGGCACTATCGTTCTACGACGCGTCGGGACAGCCCTTCGCGTTCGTAATGCGGTCGATCCCCCTGCTCTGCGTGGACATCGACGGCAAGAACGGTGGTATGCGGACGGCAGAGGTCCTAGGCATGAGCCAGAGAACGCTGGCCGAGAGGTCGAGGAGCCTGAACGGGTACCACCTGTACTACAGGATTCCGTACACCAACTGGAACCCGCTCCGAGGGTTCGATGAGTTCGACGACATCATCGGCCTGCTGCCGGGGATCGACATCAAGGGCGTGGGACTGGTGTTCCACTACCCGAATCAGCGATGGAACGCAGAGGACATTCAGCTCCTGCCTCCGACGCTGGCGGAGCTGATTGGTCGGGCTCGTGACGTGAGGCGTGCCGCTCGCATCACGAAGCTGGGGACTCAGGACCTGGACGAGGACGAGTTGGTTATCGTTCACGACCAGCTGAGGGACGAGCTCTACAAGAAGGTGGAGGTTGGGAACCGGAACAACAGGCTGTACGCGATCGGCGCACAGATGCTGGTCACCGGCTACCCGTCTTGGGACCTCGAACTCTACGACAGGGGAGCGGAGCTCGGTCTGTCGATGGAGGAAATCACGGAGCTGATCAAGAACATCGAGCAGTACGCGTGAACTCGGGGGTGACTGCTTCGGCGGTCACCCCCATTTTTTCTTTTTATTACGCTATAATGTGGCTACGCCCATGAGAGGGAAGGAACCCCGATGGATCCAAGAAAGACGACACCCAGCGACATAGAGCGCGAGCTACAAGCGCGCTTCAATCCAGGGAACGTGGAACGATTCTCTAGCACCGCAGTGGAAGCTGCGAAGGCGGAGTATGTCGAGGCCCTCGTTCTCCCGGAGGAGTCGAGAGGCCGGATGCCGTTCACTCGCGATGCCTTCGTCATCAACGAGAACCCCGCTAGGGTCGAGTGGGAACGGCAAGTTCGCAAGTTCCTCGTCCGACTGAACTCGGACTTTGGTCATCGGATCACAGCTCCGATGATCTATGAGTGGACCACCGGGATCAAGATCAAGGACCTCCAGGTAGCGGAGGGAGTTGATCCTACCAACTGGCATGGGGGCGCGCATCTTGGCAGTGCCAACATGCACCTGCGCCACATCAATGCTATTCTTTTTGAATACTTTGGGAAGCCGTACAAGACGACGATCATGGGGAGGCAGGTAGGCAAGGCCTACACTGTCAAGCCCGGCTTCAGGGTCAAGATCAAGAAGCCGATCTGTCTCACGTTGTGGCCAGAGTGGGATGAAGGGACGCTGAACCCGTAATGGCTGGTATCAGAGAACTAAGAGGCGAAGAGAAGTATCAGCTGTGGCTGAAGAGGCATGTGCCGGTAGAGAGACAGAGAAAGTGGAGGATTATAAATGAGGCAAATCCGATACGTGCTCTGGACGAGCACGAGCGCGGTCCCTTGCCGCAGACCTTCTCACTAGCAGAGATGTATTGGCATCCGCTCGCGTGCGAGTGTGGTAGCTGTGCAGGGGTGGTAGCACAGGCGGTGAAGCAATTCCGGATGAGTCAGCGGCCGATTCCACCTGCGGTCAAATCGGTAATGAGTCGTCTTCCTGAATTACCTGATCCGATTGTGCTCCGCCTTCGAGACGTCGCAGAAGAAGCTCTATTGAAGCTAGGTTCGCAAGCATCGTCGACGACAGAACCAGAGTAGCTGCCATGCGGTCTCGGACGTTGTTGGTCTCAGAAAAAATTTTCTGCACCGTAGCCATGCGCTGACTCCACAACCACTCAAGACGGGAGTCGTCTGTGATCCGGTGCTCCTCGGGAATGTTACTGAGGAGCTTCCGTACTATCGCTTTCGTCATCGGTCTCATCCTCCACCGGAGCTATCGAGTGTGCGGTCAGATCAACGAAGTCTATCTGCTTCGAGTTACGAACGGCAGGGTGAGTACCGACGCGTCGAGTACCAGTAAGTCGATCAAGAATGATGCGTTGTGCGCGAGTCGATTTGTTGATGGAGCCCACGACACGACTATCGGGATTGTTGGCAATGTCGAACAGGTTCCGGGCAACGAGCTCCCAGACCGGCATATCAAGACGTGGGGTGTCAGGCCACTCCGGGTGACGGTCAACATACTGTAGAGCCTCCCTAACGGTGTACTGCCACTTACCCATTATGCCCACACTCCAGACCAGTCGTCTTCGTAGGTGTCAGAGTCTGCCTTGCGGGACGAGTCGTAGAGCTGACCACCGAAGAAGTCCAGCTCCTTCACGGCCTGCACGACGTAGCGCAGGGCGTCCATCATGTGCGAGTACTGATCGTGCACAGGAAAGGCAGACCACTCTTGCATAGCGTTGTTGTACTTGTACTTGTAGTTCTCGAAGCACGCCGTGACGCGGTCGCAGTTCGTCTTGTGGACGATGGTGTTGTAGAGCTGCATCCGAGTCTGCTGAACAGCCGTGATGACGTCACCGCTCTCAGTATTCGGGATGCCCTTGACCGTCCAAATGTTCGTGCCCTTGGCGAGGACCGCCACGTTTGGGAAGCGCTGACGCATCATGTCAGCAGGGGTGGTGTTGACCGCAGTCTCGTGGTGGTCACCGTCCCACGGCAAGATGATGTAAGCGAGCTTGTTGAACCAGTGCTTCTGCTGGAGTATGTCTACGTACTCGGGGAGGGCGAGTCCGTGACCTTCTCCGCAGTCGTAGAGAAAAAGCTTGTTGTTGAACCACTGGAATGCAATCCACGAAGTCGCATCGCTGTGGATTCCAGAGCTTCCAATGTCGAAAGCAACGTAGACTGGATGGGCCGGGTCCAGGTTAAAGTCGGTAACTCGGTTGTCTGAGAGGAGCTTAGTGTAAGCCTCTCCGTAGACGGCAGCAGCATCCATCTCCTCGAAAGAGCAGTAGTACTCCTGCTCAAACATACGGGTGTTGCCGAAGCGTTCGAGGTAGGTCTGCTTGTCGATTTCGAGCTGGGCCTCGGAGCGGACTGGCGGAAGGCCGTACCGCTTCTGCATGGCGTTGAGGTCATCGATGTCTCGAATCAGAATCCCGAACTCGGGGTTGTTCTTGTTGGACTCCATGATCTGCCACAGAGGGTTCTGTCGCTTGCCACGAGGCGTGGCGACGAACATGAGTCGCTTGTTCGACTCCTCAGTGGTGATGATGGGCATGAGGCGAGGGATAGGGTCCTCGCGAGTAAACAGCGAGAGCTCCGTGAACGCGTAGTCATCAAAGGCGGTACCGACACCGTTCTCCTGACGACCCGTCTGGAACCACCCCTCAAGCTTGAGGATGCTCTTGTTGGTGAAGCGACCCTCCATGCGCGTGTCCTTCCAAGAGACCTTGGACTCGGGCACGTTGTCCATGAGCATCTTGATGTTCTGACCGATGGACGCTTCGTAGTAGCTCTTGTCGTACAGAATGTTACGCACCGAAGGCGCGTCAGGAGCGATGTACACTCCGTTGGTCTTGGGGAACATCAGCCTGCGCTGAATGTTCTCCATGCTAAGGCACATGTCCTTGCCGGACTGTCTTGGGAAGACGAGACCGGCAATCCGCTTGGTGCGGAACAGGACATGTGCCTCAGCTTGGTATGGCCGAGGCCTGTAGTAACGCGGGAAGACCTCGGCCATGGTCTAGATGTTGACGTTCGGCATGCCTGCTGCGGCCCAGAAGACACTGAAGTCGTCGTCGCCACCCTCGCCAGACATTGCGCTCTTGCTGCTGATGCCCGCCTGCGGAGCTTCAAACTGCCCCTGCTGGTTGCGAGGTTGCTGCTGTCCAGCAGGGGCAGCAGACGCGGCAGGTGCGGGTGCCGCGCCGTTCTTGGTCCGCTCGACTGCGATCTGCGAGCGGATCGAGTTGATGAGCGGCTGAACATTCACCTGGTACCCGTAGAGCTTGCCGTTGACGCGGAGCTCGTAGGACTTGGCAATGTCAGTGAACCTCTTGGCGAGTTCAGGATCGTACTGCTTCGTGTTGGGCACGAGGTCCTGGTTGTTCTGGAACATCAGGACCGACTCCTGGATGACCGACATCATCGGTCGGACGCTCTCAGACTTCTGAGCGACCTTGTCGTTGACCTCGTCCTCCAGCAGACCCTGCAGGGTCTCCTGGTACTCACGAGCCTCGGACGAGTCCCGGAGCACCATGTCGGGCTTGGTGCGGTCCTTGAGGTTCGGAACAGAGTCACCGACCAGGAGCAAGGGGCGCTTGCCCAGGACCTCCATGAAGCGCGGGTCGATAGCTTCCCGAACCTCGTTGAGAGCAGTGGCGCGGAAGGAGGACTCCATCCGCTCCTGGATCGCGTTGGAAGCCTCGCCGAACTTCGGAGCTATGGTTGCGTAGTCGTAACCGGTTCCGGTGGGTCCGGAATCCACGACAGGGCCTGCTGCTGGCGGTGCTGCGCCTCCGGCATCTGGTCCAGCTCCAGGAGCCGGTGCTGCTTCTGCTGGAGCTGTTCCTCCAACTCCTTCGTCAACAGAAGCTGGTGCCGGACTTCCTGCTGGAGGAGCAGGAGGCGCTTCTCCGCTCGGCGCTGCCGGTTCTGGAGTTTCTGGATTGTAGACATCGTTCCACGCCGCCGCAAATGCTGGATCAATCTGAGATACGTACTGTTCGTCCGAGGGAGCAGTGTTCGGATCACTCATCACTCACCTCTTCGACGAGGCGACGCGTGATCTCGGCACCCTCTTCGTCGGTGATGTTGAACCCGTACAGGTTCCGCATCTGGGTGACGAAGCCTTCTTCGCCGAGGATGACGGCCTGGAGGTCCATGAGCACAGCCATCTCGACCACCTTGAGGCGGTTGTCAGGGAGGTTCATCCACTCTTCGGCCCAGTTGTTCGTGAGCTGGGTCCAGGCGACGATGAGGTCGATGTAGAGCTGCTTGTGCTCTTCCCAGTCATCGACGTTCTCGAGGAAGATCTTCTCCTTCTTGCCGTCGTAGAGCTCCTGGAGGGTGTCGTAGGTCTCTGCCAGTCGAATCTCACGCCGACGCAGGTACAGACGAATCTCGCTGAACTTGATCATGGGCCACGACCGCAGGATCGAGTTGGCAGTCGGCAGGTTGACAGGACCCTGCAGACCCTTCATCCCCTGCTGGATCATGTCCTCGTACATCTCGAACAGCGTATGCTCGAACTGCCCGGCTTCCGCACGACGAATGGCCTCTGCGAAATCGAGACCTTCCTCCTGCTCCTCATCGAGAACGATTGTTTCGTCGGCCATTAGTAGCTCCTTCCAAGCTGCAGGTCGCGGAGCTCTCGCTCCATTGTCTCACGAGTACTCGTGATGTCGAAGCAGAGGTCGTTGCCGACGTACAAGTGCTTGATGGTCGAGGGCACGTGGTCCATGCCACCGTACTGACGGAGCACGTCGAACCACTCGAAGCCGCGCACATCGTTGTAGATGTGCACGCGGAAGGGCAGACGAGGGTCCTTGTAGATGCCGACCTGCCACGACGGAAGGGTGGTCTTGACCTGCATGTCTCGCGCCTGGTCGCCAGCGACCTCGTAGCTCTCATCGAGCCGACCGTCGGCGTAGTACTTCTCAACGGTCTTGACGCCGGGGTCTTTGTAGTTCACGACGCGACGAGCGCGGGGCTTCGGGATCGCAGGCTTCATGACCTCGTCCTGGTACCAGATGAAGCCACGGCTGTCGACACGCACCGGGTCATCCATCGTGTGGCTGTTGAAGTTCAGACCGGCCCGATCTGCTCCGCGATCATTGAGCTCGACGCCCAACTCTGCTGCGAGGCGGCGAGGATCGTTGGCGAACCGAGACTGGAGTTCCTTGGCCCGCGTCCACTTATCTACGGCAGGTGCCCCGCTCTGGCCCTGGGCCGGGTGCGTGGGCCGTGGGGATGGGGTGGCCAAAATGGGTCGAGACAGGTCGAGCTCCGGTGCCTCCGGTACAGGTTCCTCCAGCCCGCCGACCCACTGCCGATGGAGCACCTGCAGCTCATCGACAGTGTAGTTGACGTAGGGCTTCTCGAAGTCGAAAGGAGCACCCATCTCTTTGGCGAGCTTGAGCTCGTTGTAAAGGATGCTCTTCAGAGGGGGTGCCATGATTTCTCCTGATAGGGTCCGTTGGGGGCCATTCGGCTCCATCTGCCCCTATCATACCACGAGAACCGTCAGGCGCGGCCTCGGATTGCGATGACGGCGACGGAGACTGCAATGACAATCATGCAAATGCCGTTGATGATTTCCCACATGGTACACCTCCTTACGGACGACGTGTGTCGAGGGGCATAGCAAGGCCGTTGCGAGTCAGCTCTGTACCGGGGTAAGTACCGTTGAGCGCGTTGCGCTGGTACTCGAAGGTCTCGATCGAACCAGTCTCGTAACCGATGTTCATCGAGGCAGGAGCAGACAGGAATTGGACGAAGTCAATCTGGCCGAAGAAGAACCAAGGATCCGGGTTCTCTACAGAGAAGGGCTCTCCGGAACGCAAGCCCTGCTCAACAGCGGGTGTGGACTGTGCGAAGAACGTCCACTCCACGAAGTCACGCTGAATCAGGAGAGCGTCGGTCGCATCGCCGAGGTCCACGCTTCCCGTCACAACACCCGTCGTAACCCCAATACCGGCCATGCTCTGCGGTGCATGGGAAATCTTCTTCTTCTCCACGTACTGCTGATGGACGTCGAATCCCCTGATCCCCCATTCAAAGCCTCCCAACCAGTCACCGACGTGGACCTGTGCCTGCTGCACGTGAGCCCACGCGTCGTGAGTCCGGTTGGCACCGAGAGTGTTGGTCTCGATCTTCCAGGGGATAGCGCGGCGCAGGGTCGAGGCTCCTGCAGCGTACTCGTCAGCAAAGGCAAGCTCATCGAGAATGAAGATCGCGTCAGGCCGGACCAGAGCCATGTACAGCTTGTTGCCCACCTGCAGCTTGTGCAGAGCGATACCCTGCAGCTTCCAGCGGGACCAGGTCGGCTTCTCCGCGCCGACATCGATGACCCAGATTTCGTTGCCCTTGCAGCCGGTCTCCAGTACCTCGGGATTGTCTCCGCCATCAGGCTTGGTCGGGTCGTGAGGATTGTGCACAATGTAGTACAGCCGACCATCGTGCTGCGAGGACACGATCTTCTCGGTGTCTGCCAGTCTCTGCCACTTGTTCGCGATGTCGGTCGTCATCGTCTTGTGCGATATGGAGTAGTTCGCCGCTGTCGAAGCCATGAGCTCCGCCTCAAGCGGGTGGTAGAGCTTGTTGTTGAAGACCTCCACACCATACGGACTAGTAGTACCTGGAGTGGCCGTAGTCTGTTCGAATCCCATGACAAGAGTCGAATCAGACTGACCCGATACAGACGCAGGAGCCATGTAGTAAGCCGAGTGGTACCCATTGAGACCCTTACAGGTGATCGTGAGCGTGTCCACTGACTGAGGGTTCTGCCAGAGTTGCACGTTCAGAGGCACCAAGAGGTTACCAGACGACAGCGTCTTCTGACCTCCGCCCTTGCTGGGGCTAAAGTTCAAGTACTCGTCGGGAATGTTGCTGGCCCACTTGATCACAGCCTGGTTCTTGCCGTCGTACACGAGCGTCAGGCGGTCCCCAGCTGCGATCCCCTGTCTGCCTGTAGGACCGCCTGAGTAGTTGACGCGGTTCTCCTTGTTGGGAACGGCGATGACGTAGGCGTCAGCAGGAGCCGCCGCTGTGTTGATGATCCAGGACTCTTTGGCCTCTGTTCCTGCAGCAGTGATGTCCTTAGACCCGAGCCATGTGGCCACTGACGGGACTGCACTGGTATCGTTCCAGGTGAACTGGTACAGGTTCCACTTGATTGCACCCATTGCCTTGGCCGTGGCGTACTGCCCGACAGGGAGCATGACAACGAGCTGGTCCATTGCCAGCTCAGGGTCGGTGACAATTGTATCTTCGGGGTTACCGAGGGCGTCAGGGGAGTTGAACTTCCACTGTGACCACCCGCGCTGAGTCTTGATCGTCTGCACACCTGACGGTGCACTCTCACCGAACTCGGTCTCGAACGTGTAGAAGTAAGCGAAGGTGAATGCGTTCGGGTTCTCAGTCGCCTGTCCAGTAGGATCGGGACCGTAGGTCAAATACAGCCCTGCACCTGCACTTGTAGGGTTGATGATCGCGCCATTGAGCGTGGCAGCAAGAGTGAACGTGTCTTTGGTCGGAGCTGTCTTCACGAAGTAGACAACACCAATGGTGAAACCTGTAGGCGCTGTCGTTCCCTGTAAGACGACCTGCTGGTTGACGAGAAGACCATGTCCGGGCAGAGTGAACGGTTGACCGCTCGTCACCGTCAGAGAGCCCGCCGCACCCAGACTAGGAAAAGCGGCGACAAGAGTCTGGGGCGTAGGAGTCTCTGCTGTCGGGCGGGTGTCCTTGGTCGTGTCGTCGATCCACGCCGCCTCAGGGTGGAGAACGAGCGGA